GTAAATGAGAATTTGAGCTATGGCTCAAACGCTCTCGAAAATCTCTAACAAAGAAAACGCCTCTTCAGGCCTTTGGCCTAAGAGGTTCAAACCCCACCAACCCATCCCAACGTGGATGGTGCGGTGTGGGCTTCTCAACCACGACTCATGTCGTGGGCGAGAACCTGTTCGTGCTCCGCCACAAGCGAAGCGCGTCAGGACACCTACCCCCTACCCCCGCCATCTCAAACCTACAGCGCCTGTTGTAGTTAGGAGTAGCAACAATCCCCCCCATCTCAAACCTGCATCAACAGATGTAGTTAGGAGTGGACCCGAAACCCTCTGCTGCGAAGCTAAGGATGGAGGTGTAGTTAGGAGTTGCAAGACCTGCAATCTCAAACCTGCACACGATTCCAAGGCTGTCAGCTTCTCACTTCCCCAAACGGACGGATCCACCGGAAACGAACCCGAATTCATCGCTGAGGCTTGCCCTAGTTGCGCACTCTACGACACGTGTCCAAACTGCACATCTAAGGTTATCAACGATGATGGCTCGACTGACGGAACCATCCCATCCTGGGACCAGATTGAAACAACCCCTGCTTTTCTGTCTTTGCTCTCCAACACTGACGAGGAAATGTCTGCGGACGAGCTCACCAATTTGGCGGCTCATCTGCGAAAGGCCTTCGAAACTGGATCACACCCGGCAAACACAGACTACTCTAAGGACCAACTCCAAGGATTGCTCGAAATGGCTGAGGCTGCACTACCACCCGCAAGAAGGCAAACCCTACCATTCTACCAACAAAGGCTTGAAGCTCGTAGGACTTGGCGCGAGAAAATCTTTAACGCACCATTGGATGAGATCAACAAAGTCCTCACAACATCAAAGGATCGATTCCAACGCTGCGCCGCCTGGAAAGTCATACTTGAAAAGGCAGTGCTCGCGAAGGAATATGGCGGAGAAGCCTTCACCTACGCACAACAGGCCCTCAAGAATGTTAACTCATTTGATGTCAACCTGGTTCTTAAAATGGCCGTAGCATCGCTCATTGACCACTTGAGAATGATGACCATTGATAACCCCGATTTGGTATCTTACATCCCAAAATTGGTCGTCAAACTAAAACCACTCACACTAAAAATGATAATTGACAACCATGAAAACACCAAGGAAGGCTGGTTGGTCACACTTACTAGCCTTGCAGAACTCTACGGACTGGTCGAGGTTTCAATTGACTTCGTCCCAGTCGTAGTTGGGAATTTGTTCGATCTGCTCATGAAGACCACATCAAAGGTGTACAGCATGTTCAAATCAGTGATACTTGCAACATTTACATCTGAGTCACTTGACTTCACCAACCCATTCTGGTACGCCATTGCTGCGATACTCTGCTTCTTGATCACAGGAGCGATACCACACAATGGCAAGATGAAAGTGATTAAGAACATCCTCTCAAACGCCACTAGTATAGTGGCTGGCGTCAAGGCCATTCAAACTCTTGCCGCCATGTTCTCAACATGGTCAAACGAAAGATTGGTCAATGACTTATCATCAAGAACAATTGCACTCACTGAATTGAACAACCCCACAATCACAGCCGACATTGATGCAGTCATTAATCTACAAAGATTGGCAGAAATCCTTCGGGATGAGGTAAAATCTCACACCCTCAACCCACTCATGCAACCATACACACCAATCCTAAGAAATCTGATGTCTGCACTTGACAACGTGATATCATGCTGCACACGGCGCAAGGCTATTGCCACAAAGAGGACAGCCCCTGTGGCGGTCATCCTGACCGGGCCTCCTGGGTGCGGAAAGACAACTGCAGCCTTCGCCCTTGCAAAGCGATTGTCACAGCAGAAACCATCGATCATATCCCTTGATGTAGACCACCATGACACATACACTGGGAACGAGGTGTGTATCATCGATGAGTTCGACTCGTCTGATAAGATTGATTATGCCAACTTTGTGGTCAATATGGTCAACACCAATCCCATGGTCCTAAATTGTGACTTGATTGAGAATAAGGGAAAGACATTCACCTCAAAATATGTTATCATGACGTCCAATACTGAAACACCTGTGAAACCAACATCCAGACGTGCAGGCGCATTCTACCGGCGCGTGATGATTGTGGACGTCACAAACAATGCTGTGGAAAAGTGGAAAAGTGATAACCCAGGAAAAGCTGTCCCGAAATGGTGCTTCAGCAAAGACTTCTCCCACCTTAGTCTGTCCCTGAGAGGAACTGAGGCGTACTCTAAGGAGTACGTTTTGGACCCCTCCGGTAGGAACCATCAGTCCCGGAGAGCTCCTCCTGCCCAACAAATCACACTCGAACAATTGGCTCAAAAGATGGTTGTGCAACACACAACCAATGCTAGTGAATTTGTTACACAAGCCGACGAAGTCCCAGTTCTCGGATTTGTCTGCCAAAACAATGAAATTGACACGGTCTATAACCTACTTGCTGCCGTCAAGGCCAGGTACGGTGCAAATTTCAATTTGCACAAGGGCATGGTTCGGACTGTACACGAGAACAGTGGGTGTGGGGCCCATGTTCACGTAGTCTCTAGGGAAGATGACTTCAAAGGAAAGGCATTCACGGTCAACAGATCTAGACTCGAATCAATTCCCCATCTTGAGGGAGATTCTTTCAGGAGATCCCTCGGTGTTGTTATGTCTGATAAGGACGTGACAACAATGTTTTACTACATCAAGGGGAAAGTGATTAACGATCAGGTGAACTTGACTGAACTACCCGCCAATCAGCACATCGTGACTGTTCATACTGTGTATGATATGGCCCGGGCTCTTCGAAGGCACCTGAAGTGGTCTGGACAGTGGCAACTCATCAAAGCTGCTTATGAAATCATGTGTTACCCAGACACCGCAGCTTGTGCATTACGGAATTGGATGGATTCAACAAACTTTTCCGAAGATCATGTTGTCACTCAGTTCATTTCTCCCGGGGGAACCATCATCCTTGAGTCCTGCTATGGCGCACGAATGTGGGCCACAGGCCAGCGTCTCATCCGCGCTGGTGGACTCACTGAGGCTGGTGGGCCTCAAGGGGGGGTCAGGTTTGCTGGCCTTGGCGCCCGGAATGTACCTTGGAGTGAAATCCTTAGAGAATTCATGACCTTAATTTCACACATTTGGTCCCAAATTAAAGGTGCAACTGTTGTCCTAACAGCGCTAACCTTCTATCTCAAAAGATTCAAACCCAGAACTGAAGCCAAGGGCAAGAATAAGAACAAGGGTGCACGGAAAAATACCGGAGTCGCTTTGACAGATGATGAGTATGATGAGTGGAGACAGTACAAAACTGAGAAGAAGCTTGACCTCACGGTCGAAGACTTCCTCCAGCTCAGACACCGAGCTGCAATAGGCGCCGATGACACCGATGCTGTCAAATTCAGGTATTGGTACTCAGAAAGGCAAAGAAATTACCATGAATTGGATGATGTCACCATTATTGGCCGTGGTGGCGTGAGACGTGAACTCATCCGGAAAGGACCTCTCCGTCCTCGCGGGAATGACTTCTATGACGAACCGGATGACTGGTACTCTGAGGGAGTCATTGATGGTGTTGCCCACAAGAATGCCATTGTCAGCGTGGACGACGTGGATGGCATGCACAAAGGCTATGCGATTCACATCGGTCACGGAGTTTACATCTCACTCAAACATGTTATGGCTGGGAATGCCAGAATCCTGTCGGAAGAACCCAAAAACCTCACCATCAACGGTGAACTGGCAACATTCAGGCTAAACAGTGTCTTACCAACAGCAGTCCCAGTTGGAACATCCAAACCCATCAAAGACCCGTGGGGTAACCCAGTGTCAACCGATTGGCAGTTCAAAAATTACAACACCACCTCAGGAAACATCTACGGGGCCTGCGGCTCATCGTGCTCGTTGACGAGACAGGGTGACTGCGGTCTCCCTTATGTCGATGATCACGGTGTTGTTGTTGGGCTCCATGCTGGGTCTGGCGGTGACAAGTGCCCATCGCGAAAACTCATCGTGCCCTATGTCAAGGTGGACATGAGAATTCGCGACACGTGCACAAAGGAGTACTTTAAAGACAACAAACCAACAATCTCCTACAAAGGACTCCTTGTGAAAGAAACTGGGGAACCAAGGACGATCATGAAAGGTACCAGACTCCACGTGTCGCCCGCACACGTTGACGATTACGAGGAGTGCACACATCAGCCCGCTTCGCTTGGAGCATGCGACCCAAGGTGCCCCATATCCCTCACCGGGATCATGGTCAACAACCTCCAACCCTACACTGAGGCCTCCCCAGGACCCGACACAGCAACACTGAATCGGGTGTCAAAAATGTTGACATCACACATGGAGGGGTATGTCCCGAAAGCACACAAAACTGAGGAAGACATGATCTCTGCATTCTATATGCTCAACCACGACACATCGTGTGGCCCGTACATCGGTGGCCGTAAGAAAGATCATGTCAAGGATGGAGTTCTGGATAAGAACCTCCTTGATCTCCTTAGTTCAAAATGGAATCGTGCAAAGCTCGGGCTTGCTCTCCCACACGAGTATGCCCTTGGCCTCAAAGATGAACTTCGACCAAAAGACAAGGTCGCAATCGGGAAGCGTAGGCTTATCTGGGGATGCGATGTTGGCGTTAGCACGGTTTGTGCCGCCGCCTTCAAACGCGTTTCAGAATCAATCATGGCCAATCACGCTCTCGGATTCATCCAAGTTGGCATCAACATGGATGGACCTGCTGTCGAAGATCTCTTCAAAAGGCTTGAACGACCAAAGCACGATCGGTATTGTGTTGACTACTCGAAGTGGGACTCTACCCAACCACCAAAGGTAATATCTCAATCGATTGACATCCTCAGACATTTCACTGACAAATCCCCAATTGTTGATTCGGCCTGCGCAACACTAAAATCAAACCCAATTGGCATCTTCAACGGTGTTGCATTCAAGGTGGCTGGAGGGCTACCGTCAGGTATGCCACTTACATCCATCATCAATTCACTAAACCACTGCCTCATGGTGGGCTCAGCTGTTGTCAAGGCTCTTGAGGATTCTGGCGTGCAAGTGACGTGGAACATCTTCGACTCGATGGATCTGTTCACGTACGGTGATGACGGTGTCTACATCGTCCCACCGCTCATCTCATCTGTCATGCCGAAAGTCTTTGCAAACCTAAAACAGTTTGGCCTGAAACCGACCCGGACCGACAAAACGGACGCTGAGATAACGCCTATCCCCACAGATGAACCAGTTGAGTTTCTCAAGCGGACAATAGTCCGCACCGAGAATGGCATACGTGCATTGCTTGATAGATCATCCATAATTCGGCAATTCTACTACATCAAAGCAGAAAACACTGAAAATTGGACCACACCACCCAAGAAAATTGACACCTCGTCCAGGGGCCAACAACTCTACAATGCATGTCTTTATGCCAGTCAACATGGAGAGGAATTCTATACCAACAAGATCATCCCACTCATCGAACGGGCGATTGAATTTGAAGGTCTACACATTGAGGTCCCGGAATTCCATCAAGCTGTTGCAGCTTACAACGGTTACTTCAATGGTACTGAGGGCCAACCAAACCAGATCGCTTTTGCGAGTGGTGGAATTGGGCTCAGTGGTGAGGTGTTTGAGAATTAGCCACTATGGCTACTACTCACACGCTCCTGTCGTTTGACGACCTCGAATTTCTCTTACACAAGAAAGATCTGACCGATCTCTACGGAGAGAGGTGTGGCACCCTCAACCTGGTCATCGATCCCTATGATCTCTTTCTCCCAGATGGTTTAGAAGATGAGTTCTGTGATGATCCTTTCAACTGCTGCTATTGTGATGTTTATAACTCTATAGGAACTGAATATAGCTATATTGACCCCCCAGAGTTCATTCATGAAGAGCACTGTGCGACAAACGGGAGTTGGCCAGACGGCACTCCTTGTGAACCCATCCTGCCTCCATTCGTCATCGAGGGAACCCACCACTACTACGCCACAAAACCAGGCAAGGTGGTGAGTGGGATCCTGTCAAAACTCGGATCTGCTTGGGATCCAGACCTTCAGTCCAAGGTGGACACGAGCGTGAACTTCGTGTTCCGGGCTGAATCGGATGGTCCCAGTAACCCCGATGTCGTGACGGGGGAACAAGGCACAGTGGTGCAACAACAACCAGCACCGGCACAAACAGCTCTGACGACCCTAGCAGCGGCATCAACTGGTAAAACAGTTGACTGCGAATGGACAACATTCTTTTCATACCATACCGCTGTTAATTGGTCAACAACTGAAGCTCAAGGGAAAATCCTCTTCTCCCAAGCTCTTAGCCCAGAACTGAACCCCTACCTCAAGCACATCTCTTCCCTCTACTCTACGTGGTCCGGTGGGGTGGATGTCAGGTTCACTGTGTCGGGGTCTGGTGTCTTCGGAGGAAAGCTAGCCGCGTTAATAGTACCGCCCGGGATTGAGCCTGTGGAATCACCATCCATGCTACAATACCCACGCGTGCTATTTGATGCTCGCCAAACTGAACCCGTGATCTTCACCATTCCAGACATAAGGAAGACCCTCTACCACTCAATGGATGACACTGATACAACAAAACTTGTCATCATGGTTTATAACGAGCTTATAAACCCATACGAGCAAGCTGACATCAAATCAAGTTGCTCCATCACTGTTGAGACCAGACCATCTACTGACTTCACCTTTTCCTTACTTAAACCCCCCGGTTCTCTCTTGAAACATGGTTCCGTACCATCTGATTTGATCCCAGTAAACTCAAGGCACTGGATGGGAAACCGTTGGTGGACAACCATCGACGGTTTTGTTGTCCAGCCCAGGGTGTTCCAGTCAAACAGGCACTTTGACTTTGATTCGACTACAACCGGTTGGTCAACCCCTTACTTCACTCCCATCGAGGTAACGGTTAAACCAATCTCCGGCAGTCAGTACCTCCAGGTAACTGATGCTGAGAAACAACTGGTGCCTGGGATCCCTGATGGTTGGCCTGACACAACCATCCCTGAGAACACCATAATGTCCAATGGTAAGTATGCTTACACTATGGATCAGGACAAGGAAAACCCCAAAATTAAACAAAACGACACCCATTTCAAAGGGTTTTACATAATGGGCAACCTCATGACAAGGGCTGATAATAAATCCACAAACCAAGAAGAAATGCAACGCACTTCGGTGACGCTATTCGCAACAAACGCAAAGATGAATTCTAACAACAAATTGGAACCAAGTCACAAAATTAGCTCCAACTCACTTCTCCTCTACAATGCTGACAACAGAGAAGTCATGACAAAAACTGAAGTGGCTCATTCAACCATGTCTCAGCTTGGTTATGTGCTCGTCGATGAGAAACCAATTGGGAGCGAATCCTCGAAAGTTGTGAGGATCGCAACGCTACCAGAGGCATTCGCTAATGGTGGCAACTTCCCAGTCTTCTTTAGGAACAAAATCCAAATTGGGTACTTCGACAGACAACACACCGAATGCTGGAACAGCCAAATCCTGATGACATCACGGAGATTGGCAGAGAACCACTACTCCCTGCCCCCTGACTCCCTTGCTATCTACAGGATCACCGATTCTAGCTCCAGCTGGTTTGATCTCGGTATCGACCATGATGGGTTCAGCTACGTCGGTGCGTCCACTCTCCCTGAATTTAACTTTCCTCTTACTGCGACCTTCATGGGAGTGCAGCTGGCTAAGATAAAGCTGGCGTCTAAGGTCAAAATTGACAGAACAACAGTATGAATTATGCGAATTTTGGATTAGACCTATTCAAGTCAATCACAGACGCTGCCTATGAGGGAAAGCGGATTGACCTCGCTAGCAGGAATCTGGCTCTCAAAAATCGCGCTCTCGACACAGAGAGGGATTACAATTACGCCAGGCTAGCGTTTGAGAAACAAAAATTTGAAACCAATGCCGATTTGCGAGTTCACGGTGACCTGTATCGTATGCAGGCCCTGCGCGCTGCTGGGTACAGGTTTAACCCTTACTCCAACGGTAACCAAATTTACGCGGACGAAGCTGCCGCTGCAAATCTGCACTCTTTCTATAGCTTCTACAAAACGGACTAGTTCCAATCTGCTTAACAATTTCTCTATCCTTTAGTACATGATTTACTTCCTTTTATCAGTTAATAGTTAGTTAATATAAGTGTTTTTAGGTTTTCACCTCTTTACTAATCAACTACTTAATGGGATACTTGTTCTTAGTACTTTAGACTGTAGTATAGTTTAATTGGTAGATTGCATTAGGAAAAAAAAAAAAAAAAAAAAAAAAAAAAAAAAAAAAAAAAAAAAAAAAAAAAAAAAAAAAAAAAAAAAAAAAAAAAAAAAAAAAA